CTCTCGGAGCAGCCAAGTACAACATCAACGTGGACCCTGACTCCGCCATTCCAGAGACTCGTGCTGTGCGAAGACAGAATGCACTTCAGGCATATACTCTGCTGGCTCAGAATCCTCTGATGGACCCTATCAAGCTCACTATGTATCTGGTAAATGAGTTAGGCATGCCACAGCTAGACGACCTGATGCCCATGTTTCCGCCGCTGGCTGGTTCCATGGCCAATCCTATGTCACCAGAGCAGTTCGGTCAGTTCAGTCAGCAACTTGCACAGCGCGGCATTCCTACTGGTCAGCAAGCTGGTCGACCAAATGCTACAGGAGAGCCAAGATGAGGTGGTGGCAGTGCAAGCAGTGTCATGAGCTAGTAGAAGATCAGATGGAGGTCTGTGGTCGCTGCGGGCGCCTAAGGGGAACAAAACTTAAGGAGACGGGGCCAGTTGTCCATTCTTTTAGAAGTGGCGTCTACGAGCACATCGCCGAAGAGCCAATCTATATTAAGAATCGGAAGCAGCTGGTCGACGAATGCAACGCAAGAGGAGTAAGATCATGGCAGATGAACTAGTAGGAAAGTACACTGTGGAGATTTACAGACAGGATATCAAGGTTGACATCCTGCTTGATAACGGAATTAACGCAAGGATGCTAGAGCGTTCTCACCATCTGCTAGCTCGAGAGTTAGCGCGTCGGCGAAGCGAGATGCGAATAAAGAGCAGAACGGCTGAGGACTTTCAACCTAAGCTTAGCGAGGCCGAAGAGGTCTCTGCATCAATGAACAGGGTGAGCGAAAATGCCTGAGGAAACCAAACCTGACGTAACGAAGAAAGATGTAGATGATCTCCGCAATCTGATAGCGGAGTTGGCGAAGGGACACAAGACCGTGGTCGATAGTGTCAAATCTATTGGTGAGGGTCTGACGGACCTGTCCATGCGAGTAGCCGGCGGTGGGGGAGATGGAGCTCAGCCTCCAACGAGTGGTGAATCGGAAGGTTCTGGTTCGCCTGAGGTAGACCTCGAGAGGCTATCCAACACGGAGCTAGTTCGGTTCATGTCTGGTGCGATGGAAACAGCTTTCAAGAAGTATGCTGAGGGGATCGACAAGAAGTTGACCACCTTCAACAATGACACCATCGTTAGGGATCTGAAGGAACAGACCAAGATGGCCAAAGAGCAACACAAAGACTTTGACCACTGGACAGATGACATGAAGACACTCTTCACCAGCAATCCCTACTTGACCATCGAGCAAGCCTATCAGATTGCTCGAGGCACCAATAGTACCAAAGCAAAGGAGATTGACGATAAGTTGAAGTTAGAGTCTAAAGAGGGCGATACCTCTTTGAAAGAGCTGACACCAAAGATTCGTTTTGGTGGCTTAACTCCGACATCCGGTGGTAATAAGGATGGTGGAACACAGTATAAGACCCAATCTGAGGCAGCGGAAGCTGCATGGGACGAAGTTATGTCCGATGTGGCGATTGGCGAAGATCAGGTGATTTAGTTAGTTAGCATTTGGAGATAGTTACATGCCCGTTCAAACGTTTAGTGAGGCAGTAGATAATCTCTACGTGACTACCTGGCAGAACATGAAAGAGGCGGCCGTCGACAACATCTATGACGCGACTCCGTTTTGGTTCTGGATGAGAGCCAACGGTAAAATCAAGCACGTCACTGGTGGACGGTTTATCACGGAACCACTGCGCTATGCCAAGCACGATAACATCACTTGGCTAGGCAAGGGTGGAACTGTGTCACTCCAGGACAAGGAATTCCTGTCTGCTGGTAGGTTTGACTGGCGATACGTTGCGGCGGCTGTAGTGCGCTTCGGTGTAGACGATCAGCAAAACGTAGGGAAGAATCAGATCATGAACCTGATGAACGCTAAGCTGGACAATGCAAAAGAGGGTCTTATTTCAGAGATGGAAAAGGTTCTCGCGCAGGGTGCTGGCGGAGTGGCATCTGGGTTTGATGGTCTGCAGTGGCTAGTGGCTGATGATCCAACAGCTGCAGCTAACACAGTCGGATCGATTGATCCTTCTGTGAATACGTGGTGGCAGAACAAGACCAAGAACATGACTGGTTTGTCCTTTGCGGTTAATGGTGTTGCTGAGATGCGTACCATGCTCAACAATACCATGAACAACCTCAACCAGGACAGGCCAGATATCATCATCTCTGGTCAGACGCCATTTGAGTACTACGAGGATGCAGTTCTTGAATTCTACCGCATTCAGAATAACAAGCTTGCGGACGCAGGGTTCATGAATCAGACCTTCAAAGGTATTCCTATGGTCTGGACGCCGTCCATCGCAAACACAAGGATGTATTTCCTCAACACTAAGTTCCTGTATCTGGATACAGATCCTCGTATGGAGTTCGACATGACAGAGTGGAAGTTGATCCCAGATCAAGTGAACGACAGAGCTGCTCAGATTGTCCTCGCCGGCCAGTTTGTTACTAGTCGACGTCGTTGTCAGGGCGTTCTGTTCAACGTCGACACACCGTAGGAGGTCACATGCCGAAGGGTATTAAGAAAGTATTTCTTACTCCCCTTGATGTCGTGGCTGATAGCGACCTCGAGGGTGTTGGGACTAGGCGATTCGAGGGAGATGAGGAGTATGTATGGGCAAAGGGAGTTGCAAGCACTGCCAAAGGCAGTTGGGTGCAGATTGCACATGACTACACTACTGCTCTCTGTTCCGCTTCTGCCACCACTACACCAAAGGTAATTGGTGTAGCTATGGCTGCAATTTTAGCCAACAAGTTCGGTTGGTATTGCAGACATGGCCTCGTCAGCGCACTTTCAGCAGCATCTAATGCTGCTGGAGCCCAGCAGTATCTGACTGCGACGGCTGGAGTGCTAGACGATGCGGTAGTTGCCAGCGACGTCATCATGGATGCACATCTAACTGCCACGGTAGGCGGCGCTCAAGCACTTGCAGTGTACTACCTTGAGTGGCCGAGCTTCAATCCTCTGCTATAGGATGAGCGGATAACCAGAGTCACCAGGACCACGGATGGTCCTGGCCTCTTACAAGAGGTGATGTATGGCAGCTTATGCAGCAACTGTAACAATCAAAGGCCGTAAGGCATGGCGCACTGGTCCGGGTGGCTTCGGAATTTTGCGCGGGAGGATAGACATAACAAACTACAATTCTACGTTGGTTGAGCTCACAGGGATAACCGGAAAGTTCAAGGATAACCCAACTGTGAACTTGAGCTCAGCCTCCGATGCTGGCACTATCGGCCATTGGGTAGATGCTAGTAAGAGTGTGAAGTGCTATGTCACTAGTACTGGCGTTGAGGTAGCCAATGATGCAGATGGTGGAGCATTCGACTTCATCGCTATGGGGCTTGTGTAACAATACACCTACCGTTCATTACGTGAACGGTAGTAAGGAGACACGAAGATGGGAACACTGACACTGCAACAGATGATAGGTGAACTTAAAGCACATCTAGGAAATCGCATAGAGCTTACAGATCCTAGATATGTGATAGCTCTCAACGTCGCGCAGACTCGCATTGCACGCCTGCGTGATTGGGATGAGCTGGAGAGGCTATCTGCTGGAGTGCTAACTGTTGGCAGCAAGTTCCTAGATCAGCCCACTGATACGCATAAGATATTTACCTTCCGCCTAGTGCATGCGACAAACACGGTGATTCCACGGAAGCTGACGTATGTACCGTCTCGACAGTGGGATACTCGAATTCCAGCTCCCCAAGCACTTTCTGCGGGGATTCCAGAGATCTACACTATCTGGGGTAACCAGTTTGAGTTGTGGCGAGTCCCAGATCTAGCCTACGACTATGAGCTTCGTCACACCGTGTGGCCGACAGACTTCAGTGTGAGCCTGCTGACGGGTGTGAGCTCCTTCAACAAGAAAGATGACATGGTGCTAGCTCTGGCAACAAGCTGGCTCTACTTGGGGCTACGGGAGGATCAGCTAGCGAACACATGGTGGACAGTTTATAGAGAGTTGGCTGCGTCCGCTGGTGTGCTAGAGGAGCTACAGCCCGACCAACAGCTGTCTGCTTATCAGAGAGGTGTTGCTGGAGTCACTGATTACTGGACAGATCCCTTCGTCGATAGGAATCCATGAAGCTAGATCCTGCCAATCCCCCATTGACTGAGCGCAACTTTGAGGGCCTTCTCAGGGAGTTGTTTCGGCTGCGTGTCTTAATCTCAAATGCCATCAACACTAATGAAACATTCATCACGTACATTTCGCAGAACAACCAGCCAACGGTTCCTGCTGGCGAGATTTGGCTTTGGAAAGATGCTGATGCAACGACTGGACAACCTACGCACTATCTCGTCGCAAACAGTGGAGCGGCAACTGTAACATTCAAGAGTGATCAGGTCGTACCATGACGCGAGAGAACGTAGAAGTCAAGCATCCGAACTGGAGATATGATGTCTTCACAGACTTCACAGGGGGCCTCGCGCTCACACGCAGCGGTGAATCCATAGAGGACAATCAGCTGCTCGCTGCTGACTTTATGCGTCTGACTGATAGGAGAATAGAGTCCGACTATGGCGTTGCATTAGACTTTGCAGCTCCCGTAATGGCAGGAACTCCACGTCTGCCAATTAGGTTTGAGCGATTAGATGGAACCGTTGAAGCTCTTCTCTTGACTGACGAGACTCTCTATCAAAGGCTTGGCTTTGGCAACTACTACTATGCAAGCAATGGAACTAGCACCACCGCAGATGACGCCATGGAAGGGGGTGAAACCAATCTACTGGTAGTTAGCTCAGCTGGCTTCACGGTTGGAGAGCGCTTAGGTGTGGTTCTCGATAATGATTTCCAGCATCACACTACCATAACTGCAATACCAGATGCGACTCACATCACGGTAGCCGACGCTATTCCGATTGACCGCACAGTACTACAAGGAGCTATAGTAGTCGAGGCGCTGAACCTAGCTGGCACAGCGGCCATCCAACCCAGCTTCGTTGTACTTCCAAGCCATGATTGGATAGTATTCACGAATGGCGTAGATCCCCCATATAGATATGATGGAACTACTGTTGTTCCAGTACCTAATCTTCCAAGTAGTGGGAACACAGTATGCCGTGCACTTGGAGTCTTCAACAACCACCTCCTGCTTCTCAATACAACTGAGGGTGGAGTTAGAAAGCCGCGTAGAGTCCGCAACAGTGATACTGGCGATCCAGGAAACTGGTCCACGGGGCTGGCTGGCTTTACAGATCTCCTTGACGAGGCTGGCTTCGTTGCAGCCTTTGCACCGTTAGGCCCATATGGAGCTGTCTATCTCTCAGACAGCATCTACTTGATGGAGTACGTTGGTACAGTTGCTAAGCTCTTTAACTTTAGACGTGCTCACGTTGGGGATGGAGTCTACTCCGCTTCCTCGGTCACTCCAGTCTCCAACGATGAGCACGCCTTTGCAGGACGTTCGGGAGTCTATATTTTTAATGGGGAGACACCACAAAAGATCTCAGAACCAATAGAGTCACTCATCTTCGCTCCGTTTGGTGCAGAGGCTCTCTCCTTCTCGGCTCTGTCTAATCAGATGTTACTATGGCATCCAAGATTGCAGGAGCTATGGTATGCGTACACGTCGAACTCTGCCTCAAGCCTGTTTCCAGACAAGCTTCTGAGGTACAATCTGAAGTACAGGGCCTGGACTAGCAGATTTCCTGTGAACTATGCAATATCTGGGCTAGGCATATGGGAGATTCCTACGGGAACTCCATGGGCATCCGCAGTTGGAACTTGGGATGATCAAACTGGCCAGTGGGGAATCGCTGGAGCTGCTTCCTTTCCTCTAATCGCCATCTCCGCAGATGGAATAGGAATTGGATTAGTTGACTTCAAGTCAACCAAGGATTTCACCACTGACAATACTGCGTGGGAAGTTCGCACGAGGGAGACCTTCCACCCTCTTGCGAAAGTTCGTCTAGACTTCGTTGACGTATCCTTTGAAGGAAGCGTCTTCGATCAGTTCGTTTCAGTCTATGTAGAATCTCCTGAGTACGGTAGCTTCTTGCTCGGAACGAAGGAGGTTGATGTCTCTGGGGCTGAAACGGTGTTTAGAGCTACGCAGCAGCTAGTCATGCGGCGCTTCCACATTAGGGTAACTGGAACAGCCCCTGGTGTACGAATTAACTACATCGGTTACAAGTACATTGTAGAATCGGAGGTATAGATATGGGACTATTCGACTTTCTGTTTGGCTCGCCATCAAAATCTGTGACGACTAGTACTGTACAGCAGGCGCCAACGCTGACGCCAGAGCAACAGGCGGCACTCTCGATGATATCTAGCCTGGGCACGGCTTTCGCTCCTGGAGCTTTTCAGCCTTTTGGATTTAGTCCAGAAACTTTCTACAGCCAAGTAGCTGGTAACTTGCAGACAGATCTGGCTGGTCCAATGCAGGCACTAAGGGGAGCTATCGGGCAGGACTTCCAGCAGAACCTGGAGCAGAATATAGCTCGGCAGCGTGAGGACTTCGCTAACATTACCCTCCCACAGTTGCGTGGAGGATATGCGCCATCAGGCTTCTACAGCAGCGAACGCCTTGGTGCTGAGAATGTACTGTCTAGGCAGTTCGAGGAAGATATCGCAAGGATGAGAAGCGACGCGATACTCAAATCGCGTGAGGGGACTGGTCAGCTTGCTGCTATCTTAGGCGGGCTACAGCAGTCTCAAGCTGCTACGCAGGCTAACATATTTCAAGGAGCCGCGGGTATAAGAGATAACTACCGTAATCAGATAATCCAAGCTCTTCTTGGTCCACTTGGAGTTCAGGCCTCGCAGCCTGTAGTGCTTCAGAACACCACGGCTAGGGGTGGCTCGTCTGGTATCCTAGGAGGGGCGCTAGGTGGCATTCTTGGTGACATTTTCGGCGGGATATTCTAGAGGTGACTTATGGCAGAACCCATCTATCTAAAGAACGTTACTGAAACTGGTCCTCATCCTTTCGGTGAGCAGTTTGGGGAGGGCTTCACCGCTGGGTTCAAAGAAGCTCGAGAGAAGAAGAAGAAAGAAGCTCAGCAGAAGAAGTTCAGTGAGTTCATGCAACGATTCAATGAAACTACGACTCGTCAGGAAGCTATGTCTCTGGCAGCTGACCCACAGTATGCAGATCTCTTTGATGAGATAAACGACTATCAGGCACTCGGGCAGCTGATGAAAGACAAGTTTCAGCAAGACAAGCTCACGGAGTTTAAGTTCCGCCATCCTGAGCTTGGCACGCAGTCCATCATGGTTCCAGAGAGTAAGCTTCCAGATCCAACGCAGCCAGGATCTCTGGATGAGTTCTTCGCTTCTATTGGAGCGCCGCCGGGATCGAGTGCCTTTGGAGCAGAGAAGCCAGCAGAGAAGGAAGAGTTCTTCTCTGATCCAACAGGCCTCGACACAATGGGATACTTCGTGCCAGGGACTGAGCCAGCGGGGGCCTTCAGCACAGCTGAGGTCTTGAATGCCTTCAAGAAAGCGCAGTTAGAGGAACAGCGCAGATCGACGAATGTGTCTGCTGCAGCAGCTCGAGGTGAGACAATCAAAGGCGGTGGGGAGGTTGAGCGAGCGATTGGCTTCCTCAATCAGCAAGGTATCGCAGAACCGACGCCTGCAGACATTCGAGGTGCGATGCTCACACTGGATCAGCTTGACAAGTCTCAGAAATCGCTGGAGAAGATTGAAGAGCTTCGAGCAACAGGACTCAAGAGCTACTCGCTTGGAGATTCTGAGAGATTCCAGATAGCGCGAGGACTTCTCTACCCACTTGTGCAAGCTGGCAGGAGACCAGACCAGGCTGCCACAACTGCAGCGGACATAGCTAGACGCGCAGTGCCCATAAGTGCAGGAGATCGTGCGCAGATCGAGCCGATGCCCAGTCGAGCATCTGACTTGAAAGAGGATAAGATCTACATGACTACCGCTGGCAAGAGGTATGCCTACTTAGGCAGATCTCCAGATGGCAGGCAGCAATGGGTGTCTCTGGAATCGGAGGACGCAACCTTTCAGGTTCCGAAGCGGCCAGCTGGTAGGAAGCGATAGATGCCAATTCCACTTTTCAAGCTTTTCAAGAGCGAAGAGGTTCCAGAGGATGAGCCAATCACTCCAGACGAGATCCCCCTCGATCCAGAGGTCTCCGACATCCTCCCGAATGCTGGACGAGGGCTCTCAGAGCCTCCTGAGATTCTGCCCACCAGCGAAAGTTTCTGGGATGCCCTCGTCTACAGAGCAACACATCCCGAGCTCAGTGATCTAGTAGAGAACAGCATTCCCTCAGCTGTTGGAGCTGCTGAGACGCTGGTGGCTGGTGCAGGGCAGCTACTAGCCGGGGCTACCGGGATAGCAAAGGCCTATCGAGATTCGGTTCTCGACGTGCTAGAGGAGAAGGTGGAAGGCAAGCGCCCACTTATTGAGCCGCTGCGATTGGAGAGCTTTGACAGGTTCTTGGATAACATCCCAGCTGCCGTAGAAGATCAGTCTATATTCATGCGCAAGATCTTCCACCCACGGACCGAGGCCGGTCAGGCTATCGAGCAGATGCTAGGAATGGGCTTTGATGAGCTCATGCAGCGAGCCGATGCTGGTGCAGACGAGGTCTTTGCGCGAACTATGCAAGCTGGCCTTCCGCTGACAGCTGCTACGAACGCTACGATCGCCAAGACGATTCCAGCTGCTCTGGGAATGATTGCTGGCGTACGCTTCACTAAGGGAGACAAGATAGCTAGTGCACTCGAGAATGCTGTGATGAGGCACTTGCGTGCGGAGGCTGAGGGAGAGAAGTTCAATATCTTCTCTGAGTCCTTTGCAGCTCGTCATGGTAAACTAACGCCTGCACAAGCTGGGGTGCGAGCTGGCTTGCTGAATGAGTTCTCCACGCTTTCCAGGAAAGATGTTCGCTCTGTCCCCGAGGAGGCTCGTCTGCGCACAGTCATTCGAGAGTTAGATAAGTTTGCTCTAAGTCTCATCCAGGCTGACAAGAGTCATCAATACACTAGGATGCGTCCAGATGACGTTATAGATCTGGCGACTGGTGGAGATGAGCTATCTATCAACTTGGGTAAGCTGGAGGAAATATTCAGCCGTAAGTCTACAGCTGAGCTTAAGGCTAAGATAAGTGAGCTCTCAAGCAGGATGAAAGTATCTACTGCGCCTGAGGAGATAGAGGATCTCAGCATAGAGATAGCTTATCTCACGAAGGAGGTTGATGCTGCGAACGCACGAGCGAAACCTTCTGTGATGATTGAGGAGAATCTTGGAGTTAGAACTGTCACAGATGGGCTCGAGGAAGCCATAGCTGCAAAGATGCTAGGCCACCAAGATGTTCCTGTGACGATCAAGTACAAGCAGCTAACTGCGAAGCAGGTTGACTCGTATGCCAGAGCTGTTGACTTAGCAAACGCTGAGTCTAGAGAAGTAAGGCGCCAACTTGAGGAAGCTGGAAAGAAGAAGGCATGGAATAAGTTTGCAGAAATGGGCTGGGATTCTCAGTACACGATGAAGCAGAATCTCTTGAAGCAGAATCGAGGCGTCGGAATCGACGTGGTGGCGCAGCAAGAACTGATGTCAGGAGCTACGACGAAGGCGAAGTACTTTGCTAAGTCTGTCATAGATAAGACTCACGCAGGGCTAGATGAGCTTGGCACCAGACGCCTGCACGACTTGATATCTTCCATGAATGTAGTGAGGATAGATAAGCTCAATCAGATGCGCGGTCGAGGTCAGCATAGACACGCTAGAGGGCTGACAGGTGTGGAGCATTCAGCGAAGATTCGCAAGCTTGAGCAGGAGCTGGGCCCGACGGAGTTTGCAGACCTGTCTCACAGAGCCAGACTGTATTTTGCTGCTAATAAGGTTCTACTGCGTGCGCTGCACAAGGAGGGGATTCTCTCCACGGACTCCTACAGAGCAATGCGGACCCTGGACTACAGCAAGATCGAGTATCTAGATCGACTCGATCCCGTGCGAGAGACCTTGAAGACCTCTCCCATCAGCGTCAGGGACAGCGGAGTGTACTTCCTGGAGAAAGGGAAGAGACAGTATACGAACCTAGATGCGAAAGAACTTCTCATTGACCACTCTCTTCGAGTCTACTCTAGGATCTTTCGTAATCGAGCGAACAGAGAGCTATCTCGCTTCGCGACTGAAGTTCCAAACAATCCCTATGTGGCCAACGTCAAGAGTCCTGAGAAGGCTCCACCATACGCGAAGGTAGTGCAGTTCTTTCAAGGTGGAAAGGAGAAGTACATGGCTCTGGATCCAGGCTTTGCAGAGCAGTGGACAGCACAGACTCCAGAGATGCGATCCATGACGAGAGAGATACTTCGCTGGGCTTCTGGGACGCCGATAGTGAAAGCCACAGCTGTCGGATATAATCCAACGTTCTTCCTTACTGACATGCCGCGTAACTTCGTTCATATGTTCATGGCTGCGACGAAGTCCGCAAAGGGAGTTCAGCTGTACTCGAGTTTCCTGCCGCAGAGAATGGCACAGCAGACTGTTGATATGCTAGCTGTGTCTAAGGATGCCTGGACGTATGGACCAAGGTTCCAGAAGCTCATGAATGAGGGAGCTTTCCCGCAGTTTCTAGCTCACATGGGTCAGGGAGAGTTGTCTGGACTGGAGTCTGGCTCACTCATCAAGAACCTTGGCAGCCACGGACAGACTTTGAAGCAGCTGCTCTCTAAGCTCAATGAGTTCAGCGAGCTCGAGATGCGGATGGCTGTGGCTGAGCGAGCAAAGAAGCTCGGGCTGACAGATAAGGAAGCTGCCTATGAGGCAAAGAGGCTCATTGACTATAGCCAGTATGGGAGGGTGACTAAGGTTCTCGATAACGTCATTCCGTTTCTTAACCCTTCTGTACAGGCAACCCGAACGGCACTTCGCGGTTTCAAGGAAGCTCCCGCACAGACTGCTTGGCTTCAGGCTCAGATGATGGCTGTCGCTGGCATCGTATATGTATCCAATCTCGTGGACAATCCAGAGGGAGCTGTACAGATCTCTGACGAGCACATGGCTACTGGACTGAACTTCGTTCTGCCAGCCCGCTTTGCGACAAGCACTCCAGATGGGGATGTAGTACACCCATACATTCACATCAAGCTAGACAACGCGCTGATGCCAGCGGTAGGCTACACGAGCTTCATAATGCGGAAGGTCTTCGAGGGAAGAACCCCCTCGGATGTGGGACTGCAGATTCTGCGCCATACCGTACCACTGACACCGCAGGGAGCTATACCGCCAAGTGTAGACGCGATGTTCAAGTACCTTGGGAACACAGATCTGTGGTTCGGCCGGCAGGTTTCGCTAGACTACGACAGGGTGGATCCCCACGCAGAGTACAGAGCAGAGCATGAGAGGAACCCAACAGAGAAGCTTTATGTTGAGATGGCTCGCTGGCTTCACGATAATGCAGAGATAGAGGTATCCCCTGATAGGACAGCTGCTATCGTGGATACGTTCCTCGCG